ATTTTAGATCCAGAGACGAATACATCGATTTACAATGACATGTGGTTGAAAGATTACACTACCGCACTCTTCAAACAACAATGGGGTCAGAACCTAATTAAGTTTGAAGGTGTGACATTACCAGGCGGTGTAATGTTCAACGGAAGACAATTATATGATGATGGTACAACAGAAGTAGAAAGGTTAAGAGAGACAATTAGACTAGAACATGAAATGCCCGCCGACTTTTTTGTAGGATAATATAATGGCTCGTAACCTTTACTTCTCGGAAAAAGTAAGATCTGAAATGGATCTCTATGCAGATTTAGTCATAGAGGCATTAAAGATCTATGGTCAAGACGTTTATTATTTACCGAGAGATTTGGTAAACGAAGATGTATTGCTTGGAGATGATCCTACATCTCGATTCCCGACATCTCACAAGATAGAGATGTACATAGAAAATAATGAAGGGTTTGATGGAGAGGGAGATCTTTATACTCGGTTTGGTGTAGAGATACGAGACGAGGCAACTTTTATAGTTTCACGTACAAGGTTCTCTGCACAAGTTCGTAGACCAGATAATGATATTGCAACAGATAGGCCTACTGAAGGAGACTTAATTTATCTACCACTTGCAAACAAGATGTTTGAGATCCAACACGTAGAACATGAACAACCATTCTATCAGATAGAAAATTTACCTGTTTACAAAATGCGTTGCACACTCTTCGAATACAGTGGAGAGGATTTTGACACAGGGATCGAAGATATTCAAGATATCGAGAAAACAGGATCTTATCAGTATGTCTTGTCTGTAATACCTACAGGATCTGGTGCAGCAACTGCAACATTAAATTTCCCAGTCTTGGATAGTGGTGTCCCTGTTGTGGGAACTGTTGATAGTTTACTCTTGACAGACAGTGGTAATTACTATACAACACCACCAACCATAAGATTTATCGGTGGTGGAGACTCATCGTTCTCATTAGGAGACAGTGCTACCGCGACTGCAACAGTAAGTGGTGGAAGAATTACTGGAATTACCTTGACGGATGGTGGTACTAATTATTCTACTGTGCCAAGTGTTAACTTCTCTGGTGGTAATACTGGTGTTGACTCTGCTTACAGTGTTGGTGATACGGTACAACAAACTCTTACAGGTAACATCAACATCACTGGTGAGATCCAGAGAATTGTTAATGACTCTGCAGGAGACTCTTCACAACATATTTACTTGGCACATGTTGGTGCGGATGATGGCAAATATCATAATTTTGTAACTGGTAGTGAGATCATAAATATAACTCAAGGTGGTATAGTAGGACGTGGATTAACAGTCACTGGAGTAAGAGAAGATAATAAGATATCTGAAACTGAACAGAATGATATATTCAGAGATATCAGTGATGACTTTTTAGATTTCTCAGAAGACAATCCATTTGGTGACGCGGAGAATAATTAATGTTTGGTACACATTTCTATCATGAGAAGATAAGAAAATCAGTTTCTATATTTGGAAGACTGTTTAATAATCTTTATGTGATCCGCAAAGATGCTTCTGGTGGAGTTTTAAATCAATTAAAAGTTCCTCTTGCTTATGCACCTAGAAAGAAATTCTTAGAGAGAATTAGACAACAGACAGATCTCTATACGGATGAAAAGACTGCAATAAAACTTCCTCGTATGTCTTTTGAGATTACTGCATTTGCATATGACTTGTCAAGACAGTTGACAAAGACTAGTACGTTTAAGGGTCGTGGTCAAAAACTTACAGATCAAAATGCTTTTCCTAAAGCACAGAAGTTTTTTTCACCAGTACCTTACTCAATTTCATTTGATTTAAATATTTACGCAAAGAGTCAGGATGATGCACTACAGATTGTGGAACAAATATTACCTACGTTTAATCCACAATACACTGTAACGATAAAAACATTTCCAGAAGAGTATCCAGAATTCAAAGAGGATATTCCAATCATAATTCAAGGAGTAACATTCTCTGACGATTTTGAAGCAGCGATGGAACAAAGAAGAACGATAGTATACACATTATCCTTTGAAATGAAAGTTTCGTTCTTTGGTGCAATTGCAAACTCAACAGTTATTAGAAAATCTATTGCGGATGTATTCTTCCGTGATGCAGGTGCACAAGGTGATTCTGACATACTTGCTGAAACAATCACTGTAACACCTAACCCAACTACTATAATCGGAATGCCCGATAGTGACTATGGATTCGATACAGTTATCGATCTAGCCTTTGATGATAGTGCATAAGGAGAAATAAAATGCCCATCACATTAAGAAACACGAAAGGCAGTGAACTTACCTTCGCAGAACTAGACGGCAATTTCACACACCTTGAAAACGAAATAAACACTGGAACTGATTCTGGTACTATAAAAACTTTTATCGATACTACATACGTTACTGGTATTGTCGATCAGACTTACATAGAAGGAATAGTAGACTCCGCATTTGTAAACGCGAGAGTTAATTCATTGAACTCTTTGGATTCTGCAGAAGCAATACAGTTAATTGATAGTGCATATGTTCAAGCACGTCAAGTAGATGTCTTTAGAGATTCTGGATTTGTAACAGATATCATAGACTCTGCATACATAATAGCAAGACAGGAAGACAACCAAAGAGACTCCGCATTCGTAACCAGTATAGTAGACTCTGACTATGTACAAACACTCGGAGACACAATCAAGTTACGTCCATATACAGTCGCTACTGTTCCGTCTGGTGTTGAAGGTCAATTAATTTATGTTACGGATGGTAACGCAGGAGACGCGACACTAGCATTATTTACTGGAGGATCTTTCAAAGTGGTATCATCAATTGGTTCGACAATACTAGACTCAGCTGGTGGAGGCGGATTCTAATCCGATGACAAATGAGTGATGATGAAAAAATAAATAATGATTATGATTATTCTCGTGACACTTTATATGAGTTAATCGAGAAAGGAAAAGATGCACTAGAAAATATGATAGAGGTTGCTCGTGAGTCTGAGCATCCTCGTGCATATGAAGTGTTATCTGGTTTAATTAAAAATGTTGCAGATGTCAATGATAAATTGCAGGATTTAAATAAAAAACAAAAACAATTGAACGATGATGAGAAACCACAACAAGTAGAAAATCAACAAAATAATTACTACTTAGGTTCCACTTCAGATATTCAAAAGATGCTAAGAGAAAATGATGTAGTTGATGTTGAAGCAGAAAGAGTCATATCTAGGGAACCCTAACGTCAAGAGAGACGGTGTCCTTCAACAGTGGACTCCAGACTTATTACAAGAATATAAAAAGTGTATGGATAATCCTGTATACTTTGTTGAGAATTATGTAAAGGTTATTTCTCTGGACGATGGGATGGTTCCATTCGTCTTATATCCATATCAAAAGGATATGTTCAAACAATTTCAGGAGAATAGATTTAATGTCGTCCTCGCATGTAGACAATCTGGTAAAAGCATTAGTGCGTGTGCCTACCTCCTTTGGTACGTTCTTTTCAACCCAGAAAAAACAGTCGCAATCCTCGCAAACAAAGGTGCAACTGCACGTGAAATGCTTAACCGCATTACACTCATGTTGGAGAACATTCCGTTCTTTCTTCAGCCTGGATCAAAAGCACTCAATAAGGGATCTTTGGAATTTTCGAATAACTCAAGAATCATTGCTGCTGCTACTAGTGGTAGTTCTATTCGTGGTATGTCCGTTAATCTCTTATATCTTGACGAGTTTGCTTTTGTAGAACGTGCTGCAGAATTTTATACTTCAACATATCCTGTTATCTCTGCAGGTAAAGACACCAAAGTAATTGTAACTTCTACCGCAAATGGAATTGGTAATCAGTTTCACAAGATCTGGGAAGGTGCAGTTCAACAAATCAATGAGTTTAAAAGTTTCCGTGTGGACTGGTGGGATGTACCAGGCAGGGATGAAAAGTGGAAAGAACAAACCGTAGCAAATACAAGTCAATTGCAGTTTGATCAGGAATTTGGTAATACATTCTTTGGAACTGGTGACACATTAATAAACGCAGATACATTACTTAATTTACGTGCGAAACCACCCAAGAGATATATGGAAGGTGGGTTACTAAAAATATATGAAGAACCTATAAAGGATCATGACTATGTCATGACCGTAGATGTTTCGAAGGGAAGAGGACAGGACTACTCTACATTTACTCTGATCGATATTAGCGTTCGCCCGTTTGCACAGGTTGCTGTATATCGCAATAACACTATCT